GCCTGCTGCACCACCGAGGGCCGGAGTAGATAACTTTGCCGGACTGGCACCCAGACTCGGCGCACCGCCAGTAGATAACTTTGGCGTTGCACCCATAGCGCCGCCAGTTGGCGCAGGCGCTTTTACAGTAGGCGGCGAAGCAGTCGCGTACTTCGTGGCGGCTTGTTGTACGAGTGCCTGAACCGGGGTCATTGGCCGAATCCTCCGCCAAAGTTAGGAATATTCTGCGCTAACTGCGAGCCAAAGTTTTGCATTTGCTGCTGGTGATGCTGCACTACGGGTTGAAAGATATGGCTCATGCTTTGAGCCAGCGCGCTATTCTCGCTACCCGGCATCGTCGCGGCGTTCATCACATTCTGGCCCATTTGCTGCCGACGCTGCTGCGGCACGTTATTCCACATCTGTTGCGCTGACGGGCGGGCTGGCAAGACGGCTGACGAAACAGCACTCACTGGATTTACAAACGCGCCCATCATAGCCCGCTGCGGCGTCGACATGTTCTTCGCTGACTGGCTGGGCAATAACATCGACGGGCCAACGTTGTGGTACGCCATCGTGCCGATGTCGCTGCGCAATTGCTTGCCTACAGATGTCGAGTCTCCGCCGAGCCAACTGGGCGCCATGGCCCGATATGCCATGGGCAACATCTGGCCGCGCGCTCGTTGCCCAACTTCGTCTAGTACTTTTTGGTCACTCACGCCGGCTTGTTGGGCTAAGCGTTGGGCACTGTCAGCCGTGGCGTTGGCGGCTGAGTTATAAGTGCCGTAGATATTTGCGCCGGTAATCCCTGTTGCCGTGGTGCCGATGACTCGCTGGGCCATGGGCCGGGCAGCCTGTGGCAATAACTTCGCGCCGTGCGAGATCAGCGGGCTCGATGCGGTCTGATACGTTTTATAGGCTTGCCCAGCGCCACGAGCAGCGGCCGGAAGCGCTGTACGCGCTGTGGTCATCGCCGCCGACCCAGCCGTGCCGAGCGCCGGAGCCGCTGCAATACCGCCGGCCAAGCCAGCCGCACCAGCGCCAATGCCCATCGCAGCCCGGCCTGTATTCATGAGCGCCGTTTCGCCCTTGGCCATGGGGTCTGTGTTCTTTGTCAACGGGTTGTACCACTTGTCGGCATAACTCGCGGCGCCTGTGCCCTTGGGCGCATTCATCCACGAATCCATGAAACTCGTCGGGGCTTTGCTGATGCCTTTGATACCAGCCGCGGCTTTAATTGCAGCGCGCAGAGCGGGGTTATATTCACGCACGACCATACATCACTCCAGTAAATAACTTCCGTATTGTACTGAAAATTTATGGCGCCACGCTACCGCGGAACACGACCGAAAACCGATGGGCGGGCACAGGAAGAATCTCGTGCTTCCATGTGTTTCTGATTTCACCGCGTATTTGCACCACACTGCGGGGCGGCAAAATGATATTTAATCCGCGTTTCTCCAGCGTAAAGCGCATCGTTGCGGGAGACTCTAGGCTTAACACAGTGATCACCGCGCCAGCCGACAAGTTATCTATATGGGGCGGAATCACCTGACTCTGGCTGTACTCGTTAATCGAGATCGAGTCGGGAAGAACTGACACGAGCCCTTGAGCCACCAGTCGTTCGGCGCATTCCATCAGATAGTCTGGAATGATTTTAGACTGCATGTGCGAGCCGTAATACTGGTCCGAGCCAAAGCGCGACACGCTGGTTCGCGCCGTGCCACCGACTGCCCGACGGCGTTGAATGTTATTAATCTTCTCTAGCAAGATTTTCTCTTCGTTCGGCGTGAGAAACTCTAGCGTGAGAGATAAGCCGAGGTCTTGTAATTCTTGTGACACCATATCCATAGCAAAACCTCGTGCTTTCGTGCTGCATTGATTGATAACCGTGCTACCGCGTTTGTACTGTGGAACATACGGGCAATTAGTGCAGCGACCACCGCAGCATTGCCCAAAACCTAAAAGAAACTCCCTCGACAACGGCTCCAGCACGTTACAGAACCGCGTGCGTGTACTTCTGTTCGTACAGCGAATAGATTTCCGCAAACGCCACGCCCCACGCCGCGTCATGGGCTAACTTGTTAAAAGCCGCGTCGTCGGCGGCCTCGTCCAGCCGGTGGTTCCACGCCCGAGCATGCGCCCACTCGTGGACTAACACATCCATGGCGCGAGACTCGTCCAGCCCCCGGTCGATCTGGATGTGGAACTTTTTGCCCTGTTTCCAGCAGCGGCCGTCTAACTTCGTGAGTTTGACGCGCCGCACGCTCACGGGAAAAGCCGCGGGGCAGGTGGTTTTTAACGTCTTCAGTAAAGACTGATAGTGCTTAAATCGAGCCGCCATGCTCATTCCTCCGCGAGGCTTCCATGCCCAAAGAGAAATTATAGCGGGCTGCAGTCGGTTAGAATACGGTTGTTTTTAATGTGACTTACACGGGGTTTGCTGCAGTTTCCGCCGGTTTCATGGAATTCTGTTTGGGGGGTTGCTGCGGCTGCCCGGCTGGCGGCAAGGGCAGCGGGTTACCTCTTGTAGGCGCGTCGCTCGTAAACACCGCCGCCGTAGGAGCCGTCCACGTCTCATTGCCGCGGGACTGGTCTTTCGGGGGCTTCACGGGCGCTACAGCGGGCTTGGGCAGCCCTGTGTCCAGTGCGCGCTTCATGGCGTGGCCAAACGCCCGTGCGGCCTTCTCTTCGGGCTTGGGCGTGCCGATCTCGCGCAGTAGGTTCCGGAACTTCTCGTTGAACTGCTCTTTTTCACCAGTCAGGCGTTCTAGCACTTCGTCACCCGTCCTTTCGCGCTTCTTGCCGAATAGATATTTTCCCGCCACGCCCGGCTCTTCCGATTGGTTCAGATATCTTTGGACCGCGACGTTCTTGAGTTCCTCTGGCAAGCCGTCGTGCGAGTCAAAGCGCAATCCACGCCCCTTGGCTTGCTGTAAGCGCGACTCGTTCCAGTGCGGGTCCAGAAGTTGAATTAAACTTGTGCCCTTCGTGGAAATACCTTCAGCAGCCGCGGGGCCCAGTAACAGCGCCCGTAACTTTCCCTCATTGTATTCTTGCAGGGCTTGTTGGCGCTTGGCTGTCGGAATGCCGCCATGAAATATCCCGTACGGAATCTTGTCGCGCTCTAACGCCGCGGCATACGGATTAATACCAGCGTCTACGAAGTTAGAATAGATAATAGCCTTCTTGCGCGGGTCTTCGTCGAGCGTTTTGCGAAGGTTTTGCATTGCCGTCGTGAGTTTCGACGACTGGTCAAAGGCCTTTAACGGGTTTTTGTCAGCGCGAAACGGCTGCGTAGACAAACCTACTTGGCGCATGCCCGTAAGAAAGCCATTGAGCCGCGCTAACTCGTCTTTGCTCAATGGAAACTCTTGGTCTAACTTCCAGAGAAAGCCCGGCGGCACGGTCGTCCGAATAGCCTGCTGAATTCGCTGCTGCTCTTTAGACAGCGGCGTGCGGACTATTTCTTCGTTAACGTTCACGCCTTCTGGCGTTTTGCTGGGCTGATAATCTACGCGGCCCTGCAGTAAGTCACGCAGTTCTTGTTCGTTCTTGATGTACGGTCGTTGGCCCGGCTTGACGCCCTTCATCCAGCCTACCCAACCGGGTTTGACTTTCTCGTAGCCCACATAGCGTTCGCCAAAACTCTTCGGGTCGATGTTCTTGCCTTGCAGCATGGACACGAGCGGGGCCAAGTCGGTGGGCGAGTTCGTGATCGGCGTGCCAGTTAATAACATCACGCGCTTGGCCTCGCGGGCAGCGCGCATGGCGGCCTGAGTCATAGCCGCGTCGGGGTTTCTAAGCCGCGCCGCTTCGTCCATGATCAGCGTTTCGGGCGGCGCTGCAAACTGCTTGCCCTTGCCCAGCCCCGTGTAACTCATGATCTCAGGATTCGAGTTGCGCGTGAACTTTTTTACTTCTTTCTGGAAGTTCCCCTTGAGGCTCGCCGGCACTACGATGCCATAGTCATCGCCGTAAAGTTTCTTGGCGGCTTCGGCAGCGGCAAGCGCAGAGAGAGATTTCCCTGAGCCCAACCCGTGATAGACCAGCATGCGCGGCTCTTCGCCGGTGACTCTGTCGGTGATGCGCTGCTGATGGTCTTGCAGCGCGACTTCAGGAAGTAACTCAGCCTGCTTAGCCCGCTCTTGCACATACTTCTGCATGGCTTTGCGCTGATACTCGTCCAGCATTTCAGCCGTGGCTTGGCTCTGGTCAGGCGCGACTAATTTACTAGGATCAATACCCCAGTTACGCAAAGCCCAGCCGCGTCTAGGCGTAGGGTTCTTCGTAAATGGCCCGCCGTGGCGTGCTTTGAAACTTGCCCAGCGCTTGATCTGCCGGGCGTCTTCATCGGGTATTCTGCGGCCGCCTGAGTATCTCTTGTACCACTGCGCCCAGCCCTTCGGGTCATGCTCCGATACCCACTCTGGCTTCCATTCGCCCAGACTGGCTAATCTTGGGCCTTGGCCACGGTACAGCGCGTCGTATACGCCCAGATTCTCCAGTTGCTCCGGCGTGTAGTCGGGCTGAAAAAGCGTATTGATATCTGGCTTGGCGGGCGGCATAGACAGACCTCGGCTACAGAGCACTCCAGCCCTCTATCTTACTCTTTTTGGGCTAATTCGCAGAGCCGATGTTATTACGCTGCTTTTCAGCCTTCAGGGCTTTGATTAACAAGTCAAAGCCGAGTTCACACATGGAGTGTTCTTCGCCCTTGTCGTCCAGTAAGGGCCCGCGGCATTCGGGGCAGCCCAGTACGTGTCTGTCGTACGCTAATCGGGCCGAGTCAGGAAGATATGTCACCGGTTTTTCTCCCACCAGCGAAAACACCGCGGCGGTCACTAAACCCATGGCAATACATAACAGAACCAGAAACTTGTAATTGCGATACATCACGGCAACATCCTTGTAAAATTTGACTTCTTATGGCGCTACAGACAGAGGCAAGACAACCGCGGCAGCGTCAGTTACGTCAGAAGCCAGTGTGCTTTTGCCGTGTATTTTCAGCATGTGTTTTGCGATTTCTGACTCAATCCAGTCCGAGTACAAACTTACACGAGTGAAGGCACTCTCGTCACCATAGGTTCCATCAGGTTTTTTATCGACGGCCATTAAGAACGAATTAATGCCGGCTAACTTATTGCCGATGAACATTCCGCCGCCTGAGTCACCCGGAGTAATCATGAACTCTAGCGGCATGCGTTTGGTAATACTAGGGCTGCAGATTAAAACACCGCGTTCGCTCCTGTCGATTCTGTTATGGCCGGCGCGCTTCTTACCGTCGATGGTCTGGCCGCCGCTATGGAACGTGCCGTGAAAGCCATAGCCTGAAATAGTGATGGCTTTGTTATCTTCGTCTGTATCGGTGTAGAGCGCGGGGTAGAACTCCAGCCCAAAATCTTTCTCGGAGTAGCACAGGGCGAGGTCTGAAAAGCCGAAGTTATCTTCAGCCCAGCCCGGATGAACGACGACGTGCGAGAGAACGTGCGTCGTGCCGTCTTTGATAATGACGGGGTTTGTGGGGTTGTCTAACTCCAGCACGTGCGCCGCTGTGAGTGCCCAATTTGGCCGAATGACAACCGCCGAGCCGTAGTTATACGAGGCGTATTCTTTGCCAGTTTCTGGGTCTGTAACAGTGACGTCAGCCCGGAACCGCTGCACGAAAGGGAACTTTTTGCCGAACTCGACGTAGTCGGCGTCGGGGGTATTTGGGTCGCGGGTGCCAGACAGGGCAACCAGTGGGAGCCACATAAAGCCTAGAAATAGGGCCAGCAATCGAACTGTGCACGTACGCATACGGCACCCCCATGTGTTAAAGTTCACATAACAGTTCTCCAAAGAACTATTAACTTAACACACGGGGTGCCGAAACGTCACTACTATAGGGCGGCTTTAACGCCGGGCGGCCGAACCAAGACCGCGCGGCGGCTGCGCTACAGGCGGCCGAGGCGCACCTTCGGGCAATTCGGGCGGCATATCAGGGAAGATTTTCGAGTTAGAGTTCCTTTGAGCACTCGGGGCACCAGTTGCCGCCGCCCACGATTTATTTTGGGCGTGAAGAGCAGTACTTCCGGCGTTCATGGCGTTAATTTGTTTTTGCCTTTCTGCCGGCGTGTCGTTGATGCCGTGGCCTACCCAAGAGTTGAGTAAACCCTGACCCAATTGCGTTCGTCGATACACGCTATCTACATCGTCAAGGTCCGGATAGACATCGTCTTGGTCGGTTTTTGGAAACATTCGCGGCGGAATGTCGGCTTCTACCTTTGTGCCGCGAAACGTTTGCGGCGGCGTGCGCGGCGCGTATTCCGGGTTTTTCGCCACGTCGGGAGAGAACGGGTAGAGACTCCCCGGATTGTCGGTACCGTACGGCGCCAGCATTTCTGCTGCGGTGGCCGCGCTTTTGCCCATTGCTAATTTTACTCGATAACCGAATTGAAGAGCATTCATAGTTATGTTCCTTTCGTGTTTATATTTTAAAGAGCCAGACTTGTTTAAACCAGCCGAACCAATGTCGGACCGCAACTGATTCCACATCGAACCTTGCGGACTGTCAGCCACAACGCCACTGGTCGCGCCCTCAATCGCTTTACGAACCGGCGACATCCCTGAACCCGGAAGAATATTTTCCAGCGTTAGCGCGGGCGCGAAACGACGGGACGTTGACGCCGGCATCGGCGGGTCATAACTAGCCATCGGACTTGCCGCATTGTTATTTGAACCTGCGGGAGAGATCGGCGGGTATGCGCCACCAGTTGCTGCGCGTTGCGGAATAGATACCATTGGCGGCTGTTTTTGTTGTGGGACAGGCGTCATCGGCGGAGACTTGGCTGCAGGCAACTGCGGCGACGGGCGATTACCGGGCAAATCATTCCACGACGGGACATCATTTTTTGGGTCGCTCGCCGAACGATCTACAATGCGAAATGGCGTGCCCGGTTTGGGCGGCTGAAACCCACGAAAGTTGTCTGCTTTCTTGTTCAACAGGCTAGAACCAAATTGAAAAGCATTCATAGTTATGTTTCTTTCGTGTTTATATCGATACTGAACTAAATTTGTACAGAAGTTTACCACGCCCCGGCAGTAGCGCCGTTGGCCAGATTGCGGAAGAAGTTATCAAACTCGCCGGGCTTTTTTGCCGGGCCAGTTACAGCAGCGTTCGGGGGCAGCATAGGCGCCGAAGTCCCGCCGCCTTCGCCGACGTAGGTGTCAGCGCCAGCCGATGAAGCAGCAGGAATAGCCTTGGGCGCACCAGTAGCCGCCGCGGCATTCGGAAACGGCGCCGGAGCGCTGTCTGTCTTCTGCGGAAACATCTTTTTGTACATGCCCTTGCCGTACTCTTGGGCCGAGTTCAGATACGGCTGCAGGGCAGCAAGTGCCTGATTGGTCTGCGGGCCCATGAAGTGCCCAGCAGCAGCGCCGCCAAGACCACCAATCGCGCCGCCACCAAGCGCGCCACGCAGAGCGGCACCAAGCCGGCTGCGTTGCTTCGAGCCTACTGGGCGGCCATAGTTATCATATTCCATGTCTTGGCCGGGGCTGATCAGGCCAGCCAGTCCGCCAAGGGCCGCGCCACCAAGGCCGCCAACCATCGCGCCGCCGCCAATGCTGCCGTAGTCAGTGAGCGCGGCTTTCTTGTTCAACAGGCTAGAGCCAATACCGCGCGGAGGTTGCACAACTGGCGGGCGGGGCTGGCCAGCGGGAAGTGTCGGCGCTGGGTTAGGGCGTGTTTTAATTGCATTGATGGCTTCGTTATAGCGCTGTGGCGCAACGTCAATTTCTGTGCGCCGAGCAAGTTCGTCGCGGTTGTAGGCCTGCTGTTCCATGTTTTTATTTGCAAGAAAAACACGGCTGGCGGTCGACGCCATGTTGCCGCCTGTTTGCCCGCCGAGCGCTGTACCGGCAGCACGCGCAACATGCGGCATAAAATTGTTGAACATTGGACTTAGGTCAGGACCCCAGTGTGACCTTCTTAGCGCTGTTTCACTCCTTTCGGCCATGGATTTTTCGTTTTTAAGTTCGCCCGGCAGACGGGGGTCTTTAAAAAACGCTGGCTCCACTGCTTTTCCTAAATTAAACTCAGACTTCTTCTTGAACCGCGTGTTAAACTCCGACACCTTCTGGGCCAGCGCACCGGTCAGAATCTCTTTGGCGTTCTCGGGGCCGACCTGCTTGGGCTTGATATCTTCGGTCTTTTCCGTGGCGTCATGCACGTGAATCTTGGCGTTGTTTTCCGGCGTGCCCTCGTCTTTGGTCTTGGGCTGGGCGGGAACCAAGTTGTTATTTTCAGCGGCTTTCGTGCTCATGGGGAGTCCTTTTAATGAAGCGTGTGCGAGAGGTGTATTGTATCAAACACAAATTAAGTCCGCGAGTCACAAGTTGGCATCTTCTGAGCGGGCGATCTCGTCGGGCGTCATGGGCTGGGCGGTTTCCCACGGTTCTGGCTCTAGTTCCATGCGCGGGTAGGCCGGCGGTGTATATTTAGGCGGCGGTAAACGGGTGGGGTTTTCCCGCATATGTTTAAACCGCGCATCAATGGCTTTTTGTACCTGCTGCTTGGGCCACGGCATGCGCGCCACGTTGTCTTGTTTGTTTAACTCAGGCTGGGTTTTCCCGGTGTACATCCGCCGGCCGAAGTCATGGATAGACTTCGTTACGCCGGGCGCCACGTAGTCAGCGCCAGCCCCAAGGCCCGCGCCGCCCAGACCGCCCCAGAACGCGCCCCGAACGCCAGCCGCCAGCCGATTGCGCTGCTTGGTGCCTGCTGACTGACCGTGCTCATCATAGACCTCTTCTTGGCCCGGCGCGATAAGCCCATGCAGGCCGCCCAGCGCAGCACCGACAGTGCCACCACGAGCAGCGCCGCCAAGCAAACTCTTCCAGTCAACGTCCAATGCTATCTTCTCGCCGAACGTGCGGGGTGTCATATCAGCGCTCTTTTTTTCTTGCTGTTGCTGTTTCTCTTTGGCTTTTTCAATTAGGTCACGCAGCCTATGGTGCGTGAGCGGGTTGCTGCGCACCCAGTCATTCAAATCAGTCTGACTTTGAAACGGCTTTCCAGCCGCGCGACCACTTTCATTTAAAAACTGCAACTGCCATGCCGGCGGCGGCGGGCCGAACCGCGGATTCATATTTCCTATGGTCGGCTCTATCTCGTTGGGCTTCATGGTGAACTTCTGGCTGATCCAAGGTTTCTCTTCAGACAGCACATTGTCCCACGCCCAGCGCCCCAACAATGATTTCGCGATGCCGCCATTTGTCAGCGGGCCACCTACGATATTGCCCGAGTAATCAAAATCACCGTACCGCTCTTTCGGTATCTGCTGGAAGTCCCAGCCGGGGTCTTTGTTCTGCAGTTTATTGACAGCCCACTGTTTCAAATGGTCAATTTCTTTGGGGTTGGGCGTCAGGTCAAACCGATCAAGAACTTGCCCGTCTATCCGCGGCCCGCGCTTGGCAAAAGGTACCTGCTGATCGCCGAGCATTTGCCAGCCAGAAAAAAAGTCGTAGGCGTCGCTCTGATTGGGTACTTTCTTCGTATTAAAGTCAGTTAAAAACTTTTCTGGGTCCGACATCATTGAATACATGGTGCTTGTATTAATGTCAGACTGCGGCCCAAAGATTGCCCGCAGACGCTTTTCGTACTCAGGGTTCTTTTCGTTCAGCGAGTAGTAACCGCCTTTGTTTTTTTGCCACCAGTCTGTTAGCGGATTACTGGCATGCACACCGAACGAGCGGCGCATGATTTCACGGCGCGCATCGAGTTTCGGCTCGTTTACAAGCCGTTCGTCGGCTTTCTGTAATTGCTCAAGGCTATACGTCGGGCGGTCGAGGATGCCGGCTTGCCAAACTTTGTTCCACGTCGGCTTTACTGACGAAACATTTTCTGGGTCATAACCAAATGGCATCAGCGTATTGGAGATGTACCTACGCGCTCTGTCGCCGGCTAAATTGGCCGCGCCGCCACCGAGAAGGGCACCACCCAGTACACGTCGTGCAGTACTTTTCCAGCGTTTATTGGGGGCTAACTTGCCGGAGTTCCCTCGCAGAACGTCGTAGAGGCCGCCTAACGCAGCGCCACCAGCCGCGCCGACTGCCGTATCAATTGGGTGCAGGCCCGGCAATTGGGCTTTGACGTTCTGTAGCGTCTCTTGCCAGTCAGCAGATTTAATCACAGGAACTGGTTTCTTTTTTTTATCTACTGGCTGTTTTGGCGGCAGGGGCTTGATATCATTTCGCCCCGTGCCTAATGCCAATAAGCCGGCTGCTGACAAGCCCAGTGGCAACACAGCGCCCGCCCGCCAGAGCATTTCTTTTGTGGCTGGGTTCTGAAATGATTCAGCGAAACCGGGCTCGCCTGTGTGCACGAGATTCGGAAACTGGCGCATTGAATCAATAAGCGAGTTCACGTCAAACTTGGCCACGATATCGCCCGTGCCTTCGCTAATAGCAGGCACACTGACAGCAGTTTTAATAACTTGCTGCAGCCACGGACTCAGCGGTGTGGTCGTCGTGGGTGGCACAGCGTTACTCGTCGTCGTCTAATTCTAAGTCTTCAGGGTCAGGGTGCGGCGGAAAGTCCATGCTCATGATCTTGGCTAGAAACTCGCTTTGAGCCGCGCCAGTTTTCAGGCTATCGGGCGAGTTCTTGATGCCAAACGCCGCATTGCCATTGATATTTCCCGACGTGGACAGCGCGCCGAACGAGTTGATCGGGTTCGCCGACGGGGAGTTCATGCCCGCACCAGACCTTTGCGGCTGAGCAGGGGCTGGCCGGGGTTGGGCAGCAGGCTGGGCAGGGGCTTGCATCCCCATGGGCAGGGGTATCGATGGCGTGGCTTGCGGATACCGCTTAATTCCGTGGTTTTTTGGCTGGTGATTGGGTTGGCGACCCTCTCGTGCGGCTGTTTCATTCTCCATCGCCTGCAGAATTGGCTGCGCCAGAACCGCAGAAATCTTTTGTAACAGCGAGTTTATGGCGTTTGCAGGCTGGCGGACGTCATTCTGGCCCGGTTCTACTTTCGTGTCCTCAATTTCTCCCTTTTCTCGCTCCTCGCCTGCGTATGTGGGGCGATTTGAGTGCGGAATCTTGACTTTGACACACTCATCGGCAGCGTTTTTTGCGTTTTTGCCTTGTTTTTCAGCCAAAATTGAGGTGTTAACAAATGTACGCGCGTTCACGTAATTGTAAACATGCTGAAGAGCCGTGGATAAGGCGGCTTTTTTGTCTTCGTTGGCGTACATAGGCAGATTTTTGTTGGATTCAGGGTATTTATGTGCCCAGCGTTTAGCCAGATCAGGTTGCGTAGCCCATAAGTATCGGCGCTGCTTTTCAGATTTGAATGGCATAACTGTTTTTCCCAAGCCAGATGTGCTTATATCATCGCAAAACAGGGCTGACGGGTAAAGTAGGACCGGACTAGGCTGGAGTTGTTATTTTTGTGGTATACGGCTGATATGTAAAGCGCTGATATCTAAAAAAAAGCCGCTTACGTTTTAAGTAAGCGGCGAGAGGTCAGCGACTGTAAATGGCCACGATGAGCGTGCAAGTAATCAGCGTTGAAACGATACAACCAACAATAAACAGAATGTCCATCGTTAACTCCTTGGAAAAGTTAATAATTTGCCCGCGCTTTAGACTGGGACTTTGTCTTGTTGTACATCTTATATGCCGTGTTTTTGGCGTTTATTTAGATGGGCGCTGATACCTAAAAAAAACACAGAGGCCCCAATGGGCTTGTGTTTTTGGTTAACAATGAACTAGCGATCTTCCACCGTGTTTGCCACGTTGATGGCCACGTCGCCGGTGATGGCATCGATCCGGCCCTTTTCGGTCGAGTCCATGCGCAGGATCGTGGCCATGGCCTTGGCGTACCGCGGACTGAACACGCAAACGTCGTCGATCATGACGCGCGCAATGTCTTCGTCTTCGGTCAACCCCTGAGCCTTGGCCTTATCAACCGACCGGGCCGTCAACTCCTTAAGCCGCGGCACGATGACAAACCGCACGACCTGCTTCTGCTCAGCCGTCAAACGCGTGCCACGAGCCTCGAACGAAGCAATGAAGTTGCGTTCGATGTCGGCTGAGAGCACGTCGGACGGACCAAGTTCAACCGGCCAAACCACGCGGGGCTGGATGGACACGAACTCCTGCAGTTTGACCGTGTCGGTGTCGTCTGCGACGAGGTTCTTGATGACCGACGGTGTGCCCGCCTGCATCGCGTCCTCGACCGCCACGTACACAACGAGGCCCGCCATGAAAAGGCCGAACACCGTGAACATCGACTTGAGGGTCTTGATGAAACTGTTCATGATTCTGTCTAACTCCTACGTAGGCAAAGAAAGAACACCAAAAACACACGCTGTAAACCGCAGCGCTCGGTTGTATTGAATTGGCCGCAAAAGCAACGCCCACGGAGCAGGTACTACTACCCGCCTTGACCCCGTGATCCGTTTGTTAGGCT